TAGCTACTATACATGGTTTTATTGAAGATGATAAAAAAGAAATTGATACTTACAAGAAAACACATTCTATGGAATGGAAAGACATTCTAGGAGATGGAAAATTTGAAGTGATTGAAGATACATCCGATTGGGATGAATCAACCAGAGATATTCCTCTAAATTTAATAGATGAAGAATAAATTTGGCCTATCTGAAAAAATTTGTTATATTTAAATAACATGAAAAAGAGCGACTTGATAAACCTTCTAGGCAAAGTAACCAAAGAAGATGAAGTATTAACTAATCCTCATGAGCGAGTATTGCTTATTGATGGATTGAATTTATTTTTTAGAAATTTTGCTATGATGAAAATGGTTAACCAAGATGGAGCGCATGTTGGTGGCCTAGGAGGTTTTTTACGCTCATTAAATTATTTAGTAAATCAATTACAACCAACTTCAGTATATGTTGTATTTGATGGTGCTGGTTCTTCTATGAACAGGAAGAATCTATTGCCTGAATATAAATCAGGTAGAAATTTAGTTCGGATTACTAATTGGGATGTTTTTGATTCATTGGAAGAAGAACATGACTCTAAAATTAATCAAACAGTTAGATTAATTCATTATTTAAAATGTTTGCCTGTCAAAACAGTTAGTATGAATAAGGTAGAAGCGGATGATATTATTGCCTATTTAAGTGATATATTGTCTACTAAACATAATTCTAAGGTATTCATTGTATCTAATGACCAAGATTTTATTCAATTAGTAAACGATAAAGTCACAGTATATAGACCAGCTGAGAAAGAATTTTACACTAGAGATATGATTAAAAGCAACTATGGTGTATTAGCTGAGAATTTTATTTTATACAAAACACTTCTAGGTGACAATTCAGATAAAGTAGAGGGCGTTAAAGGTTTAGGTAAAAAAGGTATTACTAAAAAGTTTCCTGAATTACTTGAACGTCCTCTATCTTTTGATGATTTGATGGGCATAGCTGAGGCTAAATTAAAAGAGCATGTTATCTATGCTCGTGTACTTCAAGATGAAAATAGACTAAAAAATAATTATAAAATTATGGACTTAGGAAAACCATTAGTTGATGAAGTAGAAAAACAATACTTAGAAGAATTCTCAGAAGATTCGTCTCCAGTTTTGAATACCAAAGCATTTATGTTACTTTATAATGAAGATGGATTAGGTAAACTAATGAAAGATCCAGAGTTAACAATTAACAACACATTTAAAGTATTAAACAGTTTTAGAAAATAAGTTATATGACATTACAAAATCTTTCACAATATGGAATAGGATTCCAGGTTAAAGTATTGTCTTCCCTTTTAACACACAAAGAATTTTTATTGAATATTCAGGATGTGTTAAGTGAAGAATACTTTGACAACACCGCACATCGTTGGATCATCAAAGAAATCTTAAAATATTATCAAAAGTACCACACTACACCATCAATGGATGTTCTTAAAGTAGAACTTAAGAAAATTGATAATGAAGTTTTACAAGTATCTATTAAAGAACAATTAAGAGAAGCATATAAAGCATCTGATGAAGATCTTAAGTATGTTGAAGAAGAATTCTCTAATTTTTGTAAGAACCAACAGCTTAAAAAAGCATTATTGACTAGTGTAGACTTTCTTAATGCTGGAGATTATGATTCAATTAGACATATGATTGATAATGCTCTTAAAGCAGGTGGTGATAAAAACATGGGTCATGAATATAATAAAGATGTTGAATCAAGATATAGAGAAGACCATAGAAAAATTGTCCCTACACCTTGGGAAACATTCAATGAATTACTTCAGGGTGGTTTAGGTAATGGTGATTTTGGTTTAATATTTGGTAGTCCAGGTGGTGGTAAATCTTGGTCATTAGTTGCTTTAGGAGGTTATGCTGTTAAATTAGGTTACAATGTTTTACATTATACTCTAGAATTAGGTTCTGATTATGTAGGACGAAGATATGACGCTTTCTTTACAAATATATCAGTTCAAGATATTACAAAACATAAACCTAAAATTGAAGAAGCTGTAGCACAATTGGAAGGCCAATTGATTATTAAAGAATATCCAACAGGTAAAGCATCTATTTCTACAATTGAATCACATGTTAAAAAATGTATGGATCTAGATTTTAAACCAGATTTGATTATTATTGACTATGTTGACCTTCTTCGCTCAAAAAAGAATAATCGTGAGCGTAAGGACGAGATAGATGATATTTATATTAGTACTAAGGGTCTTGCTAGAGAATTGAATCTACCTATTTGGAGTGTGTCTCAAGTAAACCGTGCTGGTGCAAAAGATGATATTATTGAGGGTGATAAAGCAGCAGGTAGCTATGATAAAATGATGGTTACCGATGTTGCTATATCCTTATCAAGGAAACGTCAAGATAAAGTAAATGGGACAGGAAGATTTCACATCATGAAAAATCGATACGGAATGGACGGTATGACCTATTCTGTCAAAGTAGATACCTCAACAGGACATTTCGAGGTATCATCCTATTTAGAAGAAGACGATGAACCATCTTCACCACAAAAATCTAATACTTTTGGAGGTATAGATTCATCAGACAAGGCACTTATTAAACAAAGATTTTTCGAACTATCTAACTAAAAATTATTAAAAAACAATGTTAACCACAGAATCACAAATTTTGTCTGAAATTACTACCCACCTCAAATACGCGAAATTCGTACCTGAAAAAAACAGGAGAGAGACATGGGACGAGCTAGTAACTCGAAACAAGGAAATGCACTTGAAGAAATTTCCTAATTTGGCTGAAGAAATTGAAGCCGCGTACAAGTTTGTTTATGACAAAAAAGTTTTACCATCAATGCGTTCTATGCAATTTGCTGGTAAGCCTATTGAAATAAACAATGCTCGTATTTTTAACTGTTCTTACTTACCAATTGATGATTACAGAGCGTTTTCTGAAATTATGTTCTTGTTACTATCAGGTTGTGGAGTTGGATATTCAGTTCAAACCCATCATGTAGAACAATTGCCTGAAATTAGAAAGCCTTTAAAATCAAAGCGTTATTTGGTAGGTGATTCTATTGAAGGATGGGCAGATGCAGTTCGTATGTTGACTAAAGCTTATTTTGGTTACACATCAACCGCTCCTTTATTTGACTTTAGAGACATCAGAGCTAAAGGTGCCTCATTAATTACAGTAGGTGGTAAAGCACCCGGTCCCGAACCATTGAAAATTGCTTTGATTCATATGCAAGCTATTTTGGACCGTAAACAAGATGGTGAAAAATTAACAACTTTGGAATGTCATGACATTATCTGTCATTTAGCTGATGCTGTATTGTCCGGAGGTATTCGTAGGGCAGCTTTAATTGCTTTGTTTAACTTACATGATGAGGATATGTTGACTTGTAAGTTTGGTAGTTGGTGGGAAGATAATCCACAACGAGGTAGAGCAAATAACTCAGCCGTATTGCTTCGTAACATGATTGATAAGAACACATTCTTAAATCTTTGGAAGAAAATTGAAGCATCTAACAGTGGTGAACCAGGTTTCTTATTTACAAATGATAAAGATGCTGGTACTAACCCATGTGCTGAAATTAATTTGAAAGCTAACCAATTCTGTAACTTATGTGAAATCAATGCTTCAGATATTGAAACACAAGAAGAATATAACGCAAGAGCTAAAGCCGCTGCATTTATTGGTACACTACAAGCTTCATATACTGACTTCCATTATTTGAGAGATGTTTGGAGAAAAACAACTGAAAAAGAAGCATTGTTAGGTATCGGAATGACCGGTATTGCCTCAGGTGCTGTATTTAAGTTAAACATGAAAGAAGTAGCTAAAGTAGCTTGTGATGAAAATGAGCGTTTAGCTAAAGTAATTGGTATCAATAAAGCAGCTCGTGTAACAACAGTTAAACCATCAGGTACTACTTCATTAGTGTTAGGCACAAGTTCAGGTATTCATGCTTGGCATGATGATTATTACATTCGTCGTATTCGTTTAGGTAAAAATGAAGCATTATATACTTACTTGAGTATGTATCATCCTGAAATGTTAGAAGATGATTTCTTCAAACCAACATTACAATCAATTGTTTCTGTACCTCAACGTGCTCCCGAAGGTGCTATTACACGTAGTGAATCAGCTATGGATTTGTTAGAGCGTATTAAAACAATTAACAAAAACTGGATTAAACCAGGCCATAGAAAAGGTGCTAACATGCATAATGTATCAGCTACAGTAACTATTAAACAAGATGAATGGGCTGACGTTGGAGAGTGGTTGTATGAAAACAAAGAGTATTTTACAGCATTGTCATTCCTTCCGGAAGACCTTGGAAGTTATAAACAACCTCCTTATGAGACAATAACAAAAGAAGAATTTGAAGCGGTAGTTTCTTCACTTCATTCTGTTGATTTATCTAAAGTTGTTGAGTTTGCAGATAATACATCATTGATGGATCAGCAAGCGTGTGCTGGTGGAGCATGTGAAATAGTTTAAAGGAAAATAAAAATAAGAGTAGGGATGAAAATTCTCTACTCTTATTACTTCCTGTTTTTTGATAAGCTATTAGATATTTATAATTAGTATGGTTGGAATTATTTATAAAATTATAAATCCAAAAGGAAAAATATATATAGGACAAACTATAGATTGGGTAAGAAGACAATCTAATTATAAAGGATTAAATTGTAAGTCTCAAACTAAAATATATAATTCATTAAAGAAATACGGATGGGAAAATCACATTAAAGAAATAATAGAAGAATGTGATGTTAATGTTTTAGGAGAAAGAGAAAAATATTGGAAAAAATATTATAATAGTATTCAAAATGGGTTAAACATAAGATATGATGAGGAAAAAGGGGGTAAATTAAGTAAATCTACTTGTGAAAAAATATCTAAAGCTAAAAAAGGAACCTTTAATTCTGAAGAAACTAAATTAAAAAAATCAATAGCAAGTAAAGGAAAACCCAAATCAGAAAATCATAAAAATAATATTAGTAAAACAAAATTAGGGATACCAAGTCCTATAAAAGGAAAAACTAGACCAAAAGAATTTGGTGAAAAAATACGTAATAATAAAGAAAGAAATAAAAAAATTAGTCAATCTCATATAGGAAAATCCCATCCAAGAACTCAAGAATGGAGTGATAAAATTGGAAATTCTAATAAAAAACCAATTATTCAATATGATTTACAAGATAATTTTATAAAAGAATGGAATAGCGCTATAGAAGCTTCTATATTTATAGGTTGTCGCCCCTCTCCTATAACCGCTTGCTGTAAAGGAAAACAAAAAACATGTTATAAATTTAAATGGAAATATAAAAATGAATAAAAAATTACTACCGTGGTTAATTACTCTTTGTGCTTTAGGTTTAGGAGGTACTGCTGCTTATTATAGTGTGGTAGGTCTATCCATGTTGTTTGCTGGAGCCGCTACTGCTGTTATTATAATGGCTAGTTTTTTAGAGTTATCTAAATTAACATTAGCTACACTTTTACATTCATATTGGGACCAACTGAATAAAATTTCAAAAACATATTATATTATCTCTTTAATAATTTTATCCATACTAACATCGGCAGGAATATATGGGATGCTTAGTAGTGGATATCAAAAAACAGCAGATCAAACATCTATTGTTGATTCTAAAGTAGCCTCTTTAGAAACTAAAAAGAAACTTTATGAGAATACTAGAGCAGGTATTCTCCAAGAAAAACAATCCTTATCAGAATTAAAAGGTACATTATCTAAAGGTTCTACTACTCAATATACAGACCGTAAAGGTAATCTAGTAGTAAAATCAAATAATGCCTCTATTAAACAAATTGAATCTGCATCCAAATCAGATGAAAAATTGTCTTCTAAATTAGATGTAGTAAATGATTCTATTTTTTCTATTGAATCTAAAATATTAGAAATTAAAACTACATCTACAGCAGATAGTGAATTAGGTCCTTTAAAATATTTAAGTGCACTTACTGGTGTTGCTATGGACCGAATCATTAACTGGTACATACTAGTTATTATATTTGTATTTGATCCATTAGCTATTGCTTTAGTGGTGGCCGCTAACTTTGCTTTCGCTCAACTTATTAAACGTAAAGAAACGCCTATTGAAGAAACAGTAGAGGGTATGAGAAAAGTAGTTGATGCATATGATGACTTAGATAAAGAAACAAAAGAGTGGTTAGAAGCTGATTTAGGTGAAAATGATGTTTTAGAGGAAGAAGAAAAACAATACGAAATTTATAAAGAACAAGATCAAAAAATCCAAGAAACTCCAAAACAAGAAGATGATTGGGTTATTGTTGATGAAGATGATGAACGTGAAAAAGAAGTAGAAGCAGCTATTGATAGAATAGAATTTTTAACTAATGATATTAATAGTGCTGAACATTTTAAAAAAGCAGCAGCTATGGAGGAAATAAAAAAACTTAAACGTTTCCTAAAATCAAACAATACTGACGATACTATTACTTATTTTTAAACTTCCTGTTTGGCCTTGTTAGATTTTGATGTTATATTTATAGCATAATAAAGGTTATGAAAAACAAAATCGCAAATTTTAAGGTTATTGACAGTAAGAATAATATTGTAGTTAATAAGTACAATATTGAATATAGTACAGCCGTTGAGCTCCAAAACATAATTGTTGAAGCTCGTCAAGTATGGAATGAGTTTTCTATTGAGGTAGAGACTGATTTGTTTACTCAAAGTTTTTCTCACACATATCAAGAAGAACTTATGTTAGGTCTCCACTAATAAGTTATAATATGCATTCAAGAGAAGTTATTCAAAAACATTTATCTAAACTTAAAAAACTTAATTACAGTCCCTTCAGATGGTGGAGAAACTATGATGTTCCAAAACCACTACCTAAGTCTGCCCATATTGAAAAAAGAATAGACAATGGTGATTTTGAACCATCTCCTTATTTTTGGATGGCACAATCAGCACTTTGGGAAAAACACGACAATGACAATGCTGGTTTAGAACCATTTGATAGAGCTAAACGTGGTGGTTTGTTATTGAGTAAGTATGAGCGTTTGATGACAGATCATTTTAGTGATGATGATTCTAGATTAGATAATTTTGTAGACGCTATTTATGATCATTTTGAAGTTGATAAACTTTTAGTAGAAGAAGAGATCAAATCGTTTGGCTCATCTGTAAAAGATTATTATCTTTATGCTAGTACAAAATACAATGTTAGGAGAGTAGCTCCTAAAAGACGTGGTAGACCTAAAAAAGTAAATATATGAAAATAAGTCATGAAGTTCCATTATGTTTGTTAGAAGATAGTCTTGATTTCAATGACTATGATTATTGTTTAGTTCATTTATTAGATAAAGATAAAGACTATGTTGATTTCTTTATGAAGGCAAAACAACAAGGTCGTTATATTATTTTAGATAATTCACTTCATGAACTAGGAGAAGCATATCACGATTCAGGCTTGTTACATTGGGTTGATAAATTACATCCTAATGAGTTTATTATTCCTGATGTGTGGCAAGATACAAATGCCTCTATTGTTAATGCTAGAAAATGGGCTCAAATTAAATTACCTGAAGAAGTTACTAAAGTAGCTGTAGTACAAGCTAAAAACTTTTTAGATGCTGTTCTATGTTATCAAACATATAAAGATCTAGGTTATAAAAAGATTGCGTTTTCATATGGTGCTGAATATTATTTAGACCATTCTAATCATCCTAATAAAAATTTAGCTAAATCATTAGGTCGTATTCAAGTAGTAAGTAGAATGTATGATATGGGCTTGATTTCAGATAATGATAGAGTACATTTGTTAGGTTGTCAAGTACCGCAAGAATTTAGTTGGTATAAAGATATGCCTTTTATTGAAACTATTGATACATCAAATCCAATTATGGCTACTTTGGATGGTATTCAATATGGTAGAAATGGTTTAACTGAAAAACCTAAATCAGATATGAACCATAATTTTTATACTACAGAAATTGATTATAACTTACTTGATTGGAATTTGAGAATGTTTAAAAAACTATTAAAATAATGCAAGTATTTTTACCATACCCTGACTTTAAAAAGTCACTTGAATCTCTAGATGATAAGCGTTTAGGCAAACAACGAGTTGAAACTTATCAATTAATTGCTGGTTTAGAAGGTAGACCAACATTGACTGGTAAAGCATACTCTAAAGGTCGAGTTAACCACCCTATAAGCCAGATGTTTAGAGATAACATACCTGCGTTAAAACAATATTTAAACGACTCTATAGACGTTTGGGTTGCTAGAGGTAAAAATAATACTATGAAAAAAGAGGTCATTAATGAGGAAATTGTTATGCCTTTTTGGTTTGGAGATGAAGATTTTCATAGGTCACATAGAGCAAATTTGTTAAGAAAAGATGCTGTTTATTATGGAGCACATGGTTGGACTGATAATCCTGAATTACCTTATAGATGGTATGATATGAATAAAGAACAATGGTATGATCAAACAGCAGGTACTAAAGAAAAAATATATTTAAATAAATAAATTATGGAAGAAATGTTATCACTTTATGATTACTTAGGTAAGGCAGCAGGTCCTGAATTAGGTAAAGAAGTTTTTGTAGCCGCAGCTGCTAAAAAGGTTAATACAGTTACTAAACAAGTATCAAATCCTGTTTACAAAGGTAAAATTGTAATGTATCCTAAATCATTTTTAAACGAATATTTTAATAAATAATACTATGCCAAATATTACAGTATATGGAATAGAAACTGAAGTTGATGTTGGTGTGGACATTGATGTTGATGAATTTTTAGATGATTGCTCTAAAAAAGAAATTCAAGAAGTTATTGAATGGCTAAAAGATGAGGGCCATTTAGAAGATAACAACGTTAAGACACCAGTTAACCCTACAGATAACATAATGGATATAGCTTATAAAGAAGCTCTAGATAAACTTTATGATAAAAGAATTAACCTTAGTTTGGAAGAGGAAGAATTTATAATTAACTTGGCTAACAAATTATGAGTGAAAGTATAGAATTAGATATTGAAATGTGGGATAATATCAAAAATATGATTTTATCTAATGATAAAGAATCATCTAGTTTAGCTTTTGGTATCTTAAGAAATCTTGATTATAATGATGAATCAAATAAAATTAATTTTGAGAAATTAATAGAAGATGTGAAAGAAAAAGAAACTCCTATAGCTCATAATCTAAATAAACTCATATACGTTTACCATGTATTATACTCTAAAAACTAAATTATGCCCCCTACATTAATAACCCCAATATCCAATTCAATATCTTCAGGTACATCTCCAATAGCTTCAGGTATTACTAATGGTACTACTATATCAACTCCTTATATACTTACATCAGGTACTTCAACAGGAGTGCATTACTCACCCCCACCAGCTCTTGCACTAAAAGACGCACCTGTAACTTATGACTCTGACCATTCAGATAGAAAAACTTACCAACATGAAGTAGCAGTGATTAAAGTCTTTAGAAATGATAGTGGTGAAGTTATTAAAAGCAAAATGATTAAAACAATGTGGGTTGAAACTAAGACTCAAGGAAGTATTGATTACGCAGCTAGTAAAGATCCAGAAGTGAGCGAGTATGAACCAGAAGATATTATTATTAAAACATTAAGAACAATTATATTATAAAAATGAATAAACAAGCAGTATTGTCACTAAGTGGAGGTATGGACAGCTCCACATTGTTGCTTCATCTACTTGCCAATGGCTATGAAGTGCACTAGCACTGTCTTTTGACTATGGTCAAAAACACTCTGTTGAACTTGAGCGTGCCCAAGATTTAGTTAACTATTTAAATTCTCAATGTACTAATAACAATTGTTATGGTGGTTGTAAAATTAATTACCAAGTAATTAAACTTGATGGTTTAAGCCAACTACTTAATTCAGCACTTGTAACAGGTGGTGAAGAAGTTCCTGAAGGTCACTATGCTGAAGAAAATCAACGTGCAACTGTAGTACCTAACAGGAATAAAATCTTTAGTTCAATTATTCAAGCAGTAGCTTTATCTATATCTAATGCTAAAAACACAGAATGTGTTATTGCTTTAGGAGTACATAGTGGTGACCACTCTGTTTACCCTGATTGTACAGATGAATTCAGACAGGCAGATGAAAAAGCATTTAAAATAGGTAATTGGGATTCACATTTAGTAAATTATTATGTTCCATATATGGAAGGTGACAAGTTTACAATTTTACAAGATGGAGAAAAATGCTGTAAACAACTGGGTGTTGATTTCGATGAAGTTTATAGACGTACTAATACTTCATATAAACCCATGATGCATGTTGTATTTGATAATTACGGAAATCCATCACCGGAATGGTTTTCAGATTACAAATCAGCATCTTCAATTGAAAGAGTTGAAGCGTTCATTAACCTAGGACGTAAAGACCCAGTTAGTTATGGGGATGAGTTTGGTCCTGTTACATGGGATTACGTGGTTGAATATGTAAAACAAGTTATAGAAGAATATCATACTTCTAAAAAATAATGATATTTATAGTTGTACCGCACACGTTATGACTAAAATATATTGTTTATTTGATGAAAATGAGATTCCTTTTTATATAGGAAAAACAAAAAACACCCTAAGTAAAAGAGAATCTCAACATCAAAAAAGATTAAATAGGAATTGTTTCATATTTGAATTAGATATTGTTGAAGATAAAGAATGGAATTTTTGGGAAAAACATTATATTTCATTATTTAAATCTTGGGGTTTTAATTTAGAAAATAAAAATGAAGGCGGTGGGGGGTTATCTAATCATTCCAAAAAAACTAAAGAAAAAATGTCTTTAACTCCTCGTCCTGAAACTTCAAAGAAATTAAAAGGAAAAAAAAGACCTGATGTGAGTAAAAGATTTAAAGGAAAAAATCTTTCCCCGGAAACTATTCAAAAAATTATTGATAAAAAAACTAACCATTATTGTTATAATGATCCCCTTCGAGGAGAAAAAATTAAAAAATCAAACCAATCTAATTACAAACCAGGATCAGATAGAAATCAAAAAATAAAACAAAAATTAACAAACCGAGAAATAACATGGTCAGACAAATTTAAAATCCCAGTATGCCAGTTTGATAAACAAAATAATTTTATAGCTGAATTTCCATCAGCTACAGAAGCTGGTTTATCTTTAAATAAAAAATCATCAGCAATCTCTGAATGTTGTAATAAAAAAAGAAAAAGCGCTTATGGTTATGTTTGGATGTTTAAAAGTGATTACGTATCTTCAGTATTAGATGAGCATCAAAAGACAGTATAGAAAATCAAAAGACTATCCACAAATGTATATTGTGGTTAATAAACATGGTGAGGCGTTTGCGGGACTAATCAAAGGCTATATTCAGTGGTCTTATGATTGGTCTCAAG